CAGGATTTGCAGCTGGGTCGATGATAGAGGCGGTTCCTCTCGGTGACGGCTCCAAAATTCGTGGTGCTCGTTACTACGCTATCCTCGCAGACGAATTTGCACAAATTCCAGAGGACATCTTCAACACCGTTATCCTTCCCATGGGTGCTACTGTAGCAGACCCAATGGCTAACGTTAAGAGGATAGCTAAACAAAAAGCACTTATCGCTAGCGGTCACGCTACAAAAGCAGACTTCGGTAAGAGACAAGACAATAAGGTAATTGTAACCTCTTCCGCCTTCTACCAGTTTAACCACATGTACCAAACAATGGTTAACTACGAAGAAGCAATTAGACGTGGCGAAGACCAGTACGCAGTCCATACAGTTTCGTTCCGAGACATGCCTGAGGGTTTTCTCTCCGAGGAGAACCTGAGAAACTCTCAGTTGAAGTTGTCCAGAATTGAATTCCGTATGGAGTACGAGGCTATTTGGGAGGCCGACTCTGCTGGAGTCTTCAAGGCATCTCTCATTAGTAAGTGCCAGAGTAATGCTAACCACAGTATCTCACTAAGAGGAACACCTGGTGCAGAATATGTTCTCGGCGTTGACCCTGCTCGCGCCTCCGATGCTTTCGCTCTTTGTCTGATTGAAGTCGGGCCAATGAATAAGGTCGTCGCTGCCTGGGAATACTACCAGAATGTATTCCCTAAGATGGCGCAGACAATTATGGACATTTGCAACAACTTTAACGTCATTGCGGTCCATATGGATGCTGGTGCTGGTGGTGGCGGTCTTGCAATGAAAGACCTTCTTTTCGAGGAAGAACGTTGGGGTTCCGGTCTAAGATTAGTTGACGCTAATGACGATGACTACGCTAACGCACCCGGCAAACATATACTTCACATGTTCCAACCAAGCCCACGTGCCAATGCGGAGGCCGTGTTCGTTGCCCTAAACTTGATGGAGAAGGATAACCTCTCTTTACCACAGAGGCCACAACCCAAAAACTTGACCCCAGAGGCAATGGCAGACTTAGATGAGGCCGAGGCAGTTTATGAAACAGTTGTCAAGATGACTAGACAGCTAATGCTGATTGAGGTTTCTGAGAGTCGTTCAGGTGTAGCTCACTTCGACGTGCCCACCGGGGGTGGACATGCCGCCCAAAAGAAAGATTTGTATACGTCTTTCATCTTAGCTGCTAAAAAATCTTACGATTTAATGATAAATGAAGACGACGGTTCTGGGATACTAGAGGTAGGTATCGTAGCCAATAGGCAGACGTTTGAGATGCCGAGCAAGAAAGAGCAGCTTTCAGATAGTTTAGTGGTTAGCCAAGTTCCAATGAACAGTTGGCCTTTCAAAAAGAAATTTAAGCCGGGATTATAACATGGCAAGTGACGACCTAAAAAAAGAGTTAGCGGATGTGGCTTCCAAGTATGATAACGTGGAAGTACAAGCTGCTAATTTCGATGAGGACACTGGACAACTCCAGATGCGCGTGTCCGTTAAAGGCGGGCCACAGGTCAGAGATTTACCACCCGGGGTAGAAGTTCTCTATAAAGAGAGTGCTGCGGATTTAATACCTGATAATCCCATCTCTCCAATATACAATGCCAACGCTAGCCGCAAACTACTAGAGCTAGACCCACTTTCCAGAGGCGACCTGGACCTCGCACGTCCTTCTGTCCTTTCTGATGACCCAGCAAGTTTATATCAACGCTCTATAGATTACTACCGTTCTAAAGATGTTTACGGTACCGCCATCAATGTTCTCACTAACTTCGCAGCTAAAGGCTTCGAGAACGACATCGATGACAAAGAGATAAAGACTTTCTTTGATAACTGGGTTCTAGATACCGGGTTCGATAAGACTGTTGAAGATATCTTCTTTGACTTTTTTCGTGTAGGTCTAGTAAGAACATACAAAATACTTGGCAGATATGAGCCCCTGGTAAACTACCTAAGCACCAGTGTTGAGAAACCAAAGAAGGTAACAGGCAAGGCAAAGGAAGTTGCCCTCGCTAAGAACCGTTTCAGCAGAGACCACGTACCAATCAGGTACACGATTCTGAACCCCACGATGGTCACCATCAAGGGTAGCCTTATGTTTGGTCAGACAGCTACCTTCCTCAAGAAGGGCGCTGGAGAAGAGATTAAGAAGCTTTTGGAGCTGCCTGCGGCAGACCTCTCAGATTTCCAAAAAAAGGTAATTAAACACTTACCTGCTACTTTCAAAAAGGCAGTCCTTAAGGGAGACGACATCCCACTTGACCCAAATCTAATTGGTGAGTGTGACTATCGCCGCATGCCATACGAGAGATTCCCTATCCCACGCGGCTCCAGAGCTTTTGAGGCCGTAGAGTTTAAGGATGAACTCCGTAAAGCAGATTACAGCACCCTAGATGGTATCACTAACTACATCCTTTTAATAAAGGTTGGTAATGACGCTTTTCCTGTTCAGAAGCAAGAGACCCTAGAGAGGGCTTCAGAACTTTTCGATACTGTTTCTAAGTCGTACAAGGTAGTCTGGAACCACACCTTAGCGGTAGAGAAAATTACATCTCCCGAAATTGGTGAGATTCTCGGCCAAGGAAAGTACGAACAGGTTAACGAAGATATCACAGGCGCTTTGGGTGTTGTTAGAGCACTTATAGATGGAATCGGAACTTCTAATGCTGAAGCTTATAAGCTGGCTACTAAGTCCGTAATCGAAGAGATAAACTACGCTAGACGACAAGTAGAGCGTTGGATTTATAAAGAGTACCGTTCTGTGGCTCTGGCAATGGGTTTCGATAGAATACCCAAAGTACGCTTCGATGACATGGCTCTCAGAGACGAAGTGCAGATGATATCTCTCATACAAGGTATGATAGACCGTCGTATTATATCTTACCGTACCGGTCAGAAATTCCTAGGCTTCGACCCCGAAACTGAGTTAGCTCAGATGCAGGAGGAAAAAAAGTTCATTCAAGATGGTACGCTTGGCCTAGTAGGTTCTCCGTTTCAGCAGTCAGGAAAACAACCTACACAGGGAACACCCAAGGGAACACCTTCTGAAGGAAGACCAAAGGGAAAACCAGCGCCATCTCCGAAAGACAAAGACGAGCCTAGGCCGTCTGGTGCTCCTCCCAAAAGTAAAAGTGCTGCGTCAGAGGAGACTAATCTCTCCGCTCTAGAGAGCACCTACATTGCCGAGTTGCTAACAGATATGACAATTGAGGAACTTGAAACAGCTCTTGCTCTCAAAAGAGAGAATCAGAGTGAAGACGCTAAACCCCCAGTTAAGAAAACTACTCGGAAGAAAAAGAAGTCTCCTCCGAAGAAGTGAGGCTATTAATGGATACTCCAAAGGATTTTCTGGAAACAGAAATTCAAAAAATACTAGATATCTTAGATAAGCAGTGCAAGAAGTTTAGTGTCGCAGACAAACAACAAAAACCACCTTTCTTAGAAAAAGGTGTCCTGGAAACCAAGGAAAGAGGGGCTAAAAGTGGACAAGATGCATAAGGTAAACGTAGTTGCACCACTACATACTGAAGCAGCAGCTTTAGCAACTGTAGCTAGTATTCTTTCCCTGCCACCAGAGTCAGAGCGACAGCCTGACCTTCAGTATCTAACTGCTATCTTTGTATCTTCGGGTATGAATAAAAATGGCGCTGTGTTTATGGGCTCGGAGCTTATAAAAGCACGTGGTTCTATTACGAGCAAAGCCGTTGACGTCGAACATGAGGAACAAAGCATTATCGGGCAGATAACCGGTAATGCTTTTCTTGGTAGAGACCGCTCCCTGATAGACGCCGAGAGCGCAGCAATCAGCATGTCTTCCGAAGAGCTAGATGAGTTGGAAATGGACATCGGTATTACGGCCATTATACATAAGTCTAGGTTTCCACAACTAGCAAAAGAGATTGAAGCCGGCGAATGGATGGTATCCATGGAGGCTTACTACCGTGATTATGATATCAAGGTAGGAGAAAAGATTATTCCTCGCGAGAAGGCTGAGGAGATGGGGTACGACAAACTAGTAGGAAGTGTTGTCCAGCTTAAGGATGGCGACAAGGAGTTGGGATTCCACCTCGTTGGCCGTGTTCTTAGAGACATCGTCTTCGCAGGCGTCGGTATCGTGCAGAACCCCGCTAACCCACGCTCAGTAATTATGGAAGCCGCTGCAATTAAAGATTATATCGCAGAAGAAGCTGCCGCAGGAAATAAGGCTATCATGGACATTGGTAACATCGCAGTCGCTTCCAAAGAGAAATTACCCTCCGACGAAAAGGTCACAGCAGAATTTATCAAGAAGGCAATCACGGAAGCTGTAGAAGCAGCCGTAGCAGCTAAGTTCCCCAAGCCTGAAGAGGCTACAATGATGCCAAGCTCTGATTACCCAGGCACATGCAAAAGCTATGTTAAGTACGTATACTCGTACCCATAAGCTTCTCTTGATGACCCCGCAACAGACCTGAGTCAGTTTCCGCTGTATTCACAGCCAGGAGATGAGGCAGCACCTGCCTCTGGAGCAGAGATAGTTAGTGAGAATCACTGTAGGCTCTTCGACTTGCCCTGCACATCCCGTCCCGGAGATGCGACAAAAAAAGAATGTCTGCGGAACGTGTTTGCAGCCACTGTCAAAGAAGAGTTGAGTTCTCAGGACAACTACATACAGAGAACACGTCGTATCAAGAAGGAAGTAGTTACGCTACAGACTCTTGTGGACGACGCCAAAAAATTTATGATTTAAAATTCTAACAGTTTCGAGGTTGGAGTGTTAGAAGGAAAAGGTTTGGTGGGTGTGCTAGAAGAGGCGCTAGTTTTTTACACCCTTAAGGCAGTAAAAGAGTTGGAAAAGGTCTGGGATTAGATATTTTGAGTTTTAATAAACCGAACATCAACACGGAGGAATAATATGTCGAGAGACCACTATAAGGGCATACCTAAAAAGAGAGCAGCCCTACTCGGTAGTGATGGGGAGTTAGAGGCTTTGGCGAAGGGTGGAGATGTGAAGCGCATCTCTGGCACAGCAACACTTACTGCAGGTACTGTTACCATCAGTGACGACCGTTTTGTTGCCGGTGGTTTTGCCCTTCTGTCCCCTCAGCACCCTTATCCAACTACTGAAGGACTAAACTGGAGTGTGAGTGCAGGGTCACTTACCATCTCTGGTTCTAATGCAGGTACATACACTATTGCGTATGAAGTTGTACTACCATAACCTGGTTAATCTAAGGAGATAATTATATGACCACAACCATGGACGAAACAAAGTTCAGGCAAGGCATTCGCGAAGCAATCGCAGAAGCGATGGCAGAAAAAGAAGAGGCAAAACGTCTTGAGAACATCGAGTCTCTTCTTGCTGCAGCTCAGAATACCATCAATGACCTTACTGAAGTCGTTACTAATAAAGATGTAGAGCTTGCTAGCTCTTCCAAAGAAGTTGACTCTCTTAAAGCTAAAGTTGAAGAACTTAAGGCTAAGACTGCTGAGTTTGAAACTAAGCTTTCTGAAGCTGATAAGTCTACTGAAGAGCTTAAAGAGCGCGCTTCTGTTGCGGAACAAGAGCTTGCTAATATTGAAGCCGACCGCGCCCTCGCAGGGCGTATGGCAGAGTTGGAAGAGGCCAAAGTGGCTGCTCCTGGCGAAAGTCGTGAAGCACAAGAAGACCGTGTACGCGTTATGGACAATGAAGAGTTCGCTGCTTACAAAGCTGAGCGTGTAGAGCTTCGTGTCCAACTGCAGACAGAATTAAAGGAAGCCGCTGCTGCTGAAGCCGCTGCTGCCGCCGCTGCAGATGAGGACGGAGATAATGTAGAAGAAATTGCCAAGAAGGAAGAGGCTGCCGCTGCACAAGCTGCCGCAGGTCTTCTCAACATGGAACTTGCTTCTGAAGATTTACTTTCTAAATATCGTAAACTTGGCGATGGTCTCGCAACTCGTATGCGCGACGGCCAAGAATAATAAAAGGAGAAAATGTCATGACTTTTCAGATCAGACATCCACTTGTGGAAAACCAGTTCTCCAGCTTCGACGGGTCCTCTTCGGAGACCGCCCCAGTCGCAGCGGGTGTTTTGGTTAAAATTGTAGGCGAGACCGCAGATGGTCGCGCATTAGTTGACGTTGTCAGCGATGCATCAGCAGATACCGTTTACGGTTGGCTTATGCAAAAAGTAGTAGTAGAATCCAGTGAATTGCCACCAGGCTACCGATTCCGCAGCCAGCAAGGCTCATCCGATGCATTCATGGGTGACCCCGTTGGTGTTGCTATGGGAGCCGGCGCAGTTTATGAGACAGACCAGTATGTAGATGAAGGCGGCGACGGCATTGCCGCTGGAACACTACTTTTTTGCGATGACGATGGTAAGCTTTCTGATACCAACGCAGACTCTGCTCCGGCAGCTGCTGCAATCGCCATGCAGTCCCTCACTGTTGCGGAAGCCGCAGCTGGCAAGATGCTTCGCATCAAGGCCTTAATCTAATCAAACCTGCCAAAGGAGAATAACGATGAGCGAAATTAAGCTTAACGAAATGCAGGAATTGTTCAGAGCAACAGCTTCCTGTCTCGAAACCAAAGAGGGTGTCCTCGCTTACCAGGCTTTTGCCCAAGCGCTGACTGTACCCATTCTACAGGAGATTCGTCTCCGTTCCGTCGCCCGCGAACTATTTGCTACAGAGTATCTAGCAGCCGGCGCACAAGCAGTATACCCAGTAGCCGATGATTTTGACATTCCAATGTGGGTTCTTCCCGGACTGGGCTATGCGGCTCAGAACTTCATTGAAGGCGTTGGAGAGGACATTTATGTTCCCACTTTCACCATCGATGCAAGTGCAAACTGGAAACTAACCTACGCCCGTGATGGTCGCGTAGACATCGCTACGCGAGCCGCACGTAATATTGCTCGCGCAGTTGCTGAGTACGAAGAGGAATCAGCCTGGCGTGTTCTTATCCCCGCTGGAACTACTGACTTCTCTGGTCAAGGCCTTCTTACACCACGTTCCGCACCTATTTATGAAGTTGGTGCAGGTTCCCCTGGTGCTGGATACCTTTCCAAAGAACTCATCAATAAAATGATGGTCGGTATGGTTCGTTCGGACCGTACTCTTACTGATCTTTGGGTATCCCCCGAAGATGCCGCTGACATTCGTGAGTGGACTGATACTGACATTGACCCTGTTACTCGCCGCGAGATTTTCCAAGCTGCTGGTATGGGACGCATTTGGAATGTTCAGCTTCGTGAGCTTAAGCACCTCGGTGCTGTTGGTAAGTTTAACATTAATGACCAGAACTCATCCTACGGTATTTTCAAGGATAACGCTGGTTCATTCAATGACTACACCCTTACTAACGCTAACGTTGTTGATGTAAATGGTCAGGTTTCTACCGCTGGTGAAACTCAGATTTGGGGCTTCGACAATACGGTTAACGACTCGCTCGTTATGCCTATTCGTTCTGAGTTCCAGACGTTTGAGGACCCAACGTTGTTGCGTAAGCAGCAGCAGGGCGTATTCGGTTGGGAAGAGATTGGCTTTGCTTGTCTCGACAGCCGTATGCTCAGCATGGGCGTTATCGACCGCTCACTCTAAGATACCAAAATTAGATGGGGGGCGGTTTACTCCGCCCCCTATTTATATTATTATCTTATTATTGGATTATGAAGTACGGGAAGGTATTTTTATGATGGTTAAAGGATTCGTAGTAAACAACACTGGTAGGTCAAAACATATTTTTAAGCGTACAGTTTATCCTGGGCAAAAGGTAGAGCTTGACTACATTTATAAGCTAGTAGGGAGTAAAGTTCCTGAGGGCGACAAGTTTGTAGATTGGTTGGATACTTATCTACCAAAAGGTTGGGAAATAGATACGCAGGCCGCAGAGATGGCAGCCACAGACACCAACGATATGAAATTTAGAGAGACCATCACAGCAGTTCCTGTAGTGGCCCCAGCAACGAAGAGCACCGAGAACGCAATGATGCGCGAGCAAGCGGTGACTGGTCCTAGTAAAGAGTACATGACACCAAAAGCTATTGGTAACATGACAGCTAAGGATATCTACGAACTTCAGCTGAAGGATAATCCTAAGAGGATTCTCAAGAACATAAACAGCATACATAAACTACGCAGGGCTCTTACACTGTGCAAACAAGACAACTGGAAAGAAACACTTCAACGGTTAATTCAAGGCAGAATCAGAGAGCTTAACGTCACGTTGTAACATGTTAGGTATAGCAGCATTAATAGCCCTCTCGGTCGTGTTTGTAGAGGGCGCCACAGAGCTTGTATGTAAATCTAATATATTCAAGTCTTTCAGAAAGAATGCAGCCGCACTGAGCCCGTTCTTCAAAGAGTTATTGAGCTGCGGGTATTGCACCTCTTTTTGGGTAGCAACTGCTCCCGCAGCTTTTTTAGCATTCAGACTGGCAGATTTATTTGTCGGTTTTTGCTTTATATTCTTATTTATGGTTGTAGTGCTACAACGCTTATCTAATTATGTGCACAACACCAGTGATAGGCACTTTGATAAATATTACATCAATAAGGATAAGGATTAGGTAGGATAGAGTTATGACAGAGATTGATACAGTACAGACACAAACAGAAACAGTTCCAGCTGCCGACAACGTAGCTCCTGTAAAAATAGACTCTGAGGATTTTGATAGCCTACGAAGTATTCAAACTTTCGTAGACGCCTTAGCTAAATATAGACAAGAGATGGGACGTCTCGTACAGCTTCAAGGCAATATGCGAGAAGAAGCCAATAGGGTAGAGATAGAGTTATCGGAGGCGAGAACAGCGCTTGCGAAAAAATATAACTTAGAACAAATGGGTTCTGGTCAATGGGCACTTGATTTCGAACGTCGCGAATTTGTTAAAACAGCCCCAGGTACACCAGTCATCCCATAAACTCTCAGGAGGGTAGAGGATGACAATTGCGCTTACAACGAGGGGCATGTT